CACTACTGGGCGGGGTCAAATGAATCTGATCGAAGGCGGCAACGTATTCAAAGACAAGATGGGTCTGCCACTGACACAACGCATTGAACAAGGTGATATACCTGGTACTGTGCAGTGGTTGGAAACTGTAACAGGTCTAGACTTAACCAGCACAGAAGATCCTGCCACAGGTTATCCTGTGAAGTGGCTGGGCAGCACAGGCAAAAAACCGTCATCAGGAGACCTGGATCTAGCAGTTGATACCAATGAGATATCCAAGGCCGAACTAAAAGTCAAACTAGATCAATTTGCCACAAGTCAGGGGCAGGATCCAAGAGATTTTGTGCGTATGAGTGGCGAAGCTGTGCATTTTAAAACACCCATACTTGGCGATGCCAACAATGGTTTTGTGCAAACAGATTTCATGTTCATGCCCAATGTTGAATGGGGCGCATTCTTTTTGTCCGGCGGCATTGATTCTGAGTACAAAGGCTTGTATCGTAACATACTCATGAGTTCTATTGCCAAGAGTCTGGGTCTCAAAGCATCTGCCAAAGGTGTGTCTAGCAGAGTAACAGATCAGTTGATCCCTGGTGGACTAGACCCTGACTACGCTGCTGAAGTACTGCTGGGCAAAGGCCGCACTCGAGACAACCTCAAAAATGTTGAAACCATTTACGCCGCGCTGGCTCGTGATGCCAAGCGTGATGCCAAGCTGGAAGACTTCCGTCAATATCTTGCCAGAGACAATCTCAAAGAACCGTCAGCATCTGTGGCTGAAGATGATGTGGGATTCCTAGGCCGACTGCGCGATCGCATTGTAAATCGTGGCTATGTTGCTCTAGTAGAAAACAACATGATTGCAGAAGCTACTGCACCCGGAGTAGGCGGCAGAGCCAAAGGCATTGAGCACCTGGAAGATTATGTTTTTAGAGAAGGTGTAGCTGGTATTATCAAAGCTCTGGAGATAGCCCAACATGCTGCAGAATCTCCAACAACTACTACCACTGCCAAGTGGGACGGCAAACCTGCTGTGATATTTGGCCGCAAACCTGCCACAGGTGAGTTTGTGCTCACAGACGGTTCAGGATTTGAAGCCAAGGGCTACGATGGTCTTGCCACAAGCCCACAAATGATGGCAGATATACAAAGCAACAGATCTGGAGACAGAACTGACTTGATCAACATCTATGCAACACTGTTTCCAGTGCTAGAAGCTGCCTTGCCCTCCAACTTCCGCGGTTATGTCAAAGGAGACTTGCTGTATATGCAACGTCCTCCTGTGGTAGCTGGCAACTATGTGTTTGAGCCCAACACCATTGAATATCGTATCCCTGTCAAAAGCTCCATGGGTCAGCGCATTGGCAACAGCGACATAGGTGTTGCTATTCATAGCATGTATGCTGATGTTGGTGACTCACGCCAGCCACTCAGCGGTGTAAAATTCAATGAAGTGCCAGGACTGCTATTGGAACGTCCTGCTACTCCCACAACACTAGAACTAGACGATGGGATTGTAAAGCAACTCAATCAAATTGTTCGCACTTACGGATCTAGCATGAAAACTCTGTTTAATCCAGCTGAGCTTCGTACTGCACAAATCACAGATTTGTTCAAGCTGGCAGTGGATTTTATCAACACCAAAGTGGGTGCGCCCTTGCAGCCTGCCAATCAGTTGGTAATAGAATTTGGCAACTGGTTAAAAACCAAAGTAACTCCGCGCAAGTTCAACAACATTGTGGAATATTTGAACAGTCCCAGTAGCAACATTGAGGCCCTGGGCGCAGCGTTTTATGCATTTGAACTGCTGCATGCACTCAAGATGCACCTAAAGAATCAAGCAGATGTTGCCAATCCTGGTGGCGAAGGTTGGGTTATGGCCACGCCTGCAGGCTATGGCAAACTGGTAAGTCGCTTTGATCCAACCGCATTTGCTGCTCAAAATCGAGCTAGAAATAACCCGCAATCCACGTAATTTTTGTCAGTTTGGTAAATAAAAGCAGAGTCCAAATGACTCACTAACTTAAAGGAAATTTATCATGGCAGTATTTACAAAAGTAAACGGAACTACACAACCAGTATTTGCACTGGACGTGGCAAACGGTTCTATCGCAGGAACAGCTAACGTAGCAGCTCAAGGTCCAGTTCAGATCCAAGGTCCAAAACTTGACTTCTTCACTTTGACAGCTAACGCCGCGTTGACAAACGCTGGCAACGTTAACGGTTATCTAAACAATGTGTTGACAGCAGTCCAACAAAATGGTACCATTGCAATGTATCAGGCTGGTGCAGCAGCTGGCGTTATCAACATTGCTATCTACCCAAGTGGCGCTTACACCACAGCTACTCTGGTTGCTGCTGCTCAAACAGCCAACGCCACAGGCGGCCTGAACATTGGTATTCCAACTGGCAACGTTAGCGGCTCAGCTACATTTACTAACCTGTAATCAGTTTAGACCCACAGCAACCCTGGACGTAAAAAATCCAGGGTTTCTTTTTGGCCTTAAATATCTGTCTAATGAGAATACAGTGCCGAACACTTTTTGATTGCAGCTACACAGGCGTTACAGGCAGCTTCCGCACTAGTATGATCCCGTTCGAAGACAAGTCGGGACAACCAGTACTAGATCTTGCTGACTGGAATCGCAGTAGAAACCAACAGCGCAACTGGGAAACTTTGTTGCAAATACTAGGACTCAAAGCACAACCCACAGACCTGGTATTGCCGGTTCATCGGTCAGGCACCTGGGAGTTTGAATTTGCCATAGAATCTGAAGGCGTGTATCTAGATGGAACTGATCCCAACCCACTGGCAGGCCTGCTGCAAGATTGTGACGGCGTGCCAATGCTGACAGGGCTCACTGAAACAGCAGGAGTTGAACGTAGTATTTCTACTCACGGCCCTGATCAGAACATTTGGTTTGTGCTACTAAATAATACACTGGAACAACAAAATGGCTGATACCACCGACATTGAAAAGAAAAGTCTTGAAGCACATGTGGAATTGTGTGCAGAAAGATACAAAGCATTAGAACTGCAATTTACAGACGTTAAATCAGACATAAATGATCTCAAAATCATGGCTGAGAACACTCATAAATTAGTGCATAAAATGTCAGAAAACCGCAACAGTCAAGTGATCAACTGGGGTATAGGTATCATTGGAGTATTGCTTGGAGTATGCGGTTGGTTGATAACGCAGTATGTCAAAACTTTATGACTAGAGAACAAAAGCTAGAACGTTTTGCTGAACGTGAATTCAAGAGAAATCTTGACAACATGATTGTAAAAGAAAACGATGGTAGCTATATTGTGTTTGGCAAGTATCGTGTGGCACAACACCTCTACGGATACATGGTCAGCACTTGGTCAGATGACATACACTGCTTTGACAGCAAGCGCAATGCTGTGAGCTGGTGTGTGGCAGACAAATTTAATCAACTGACATTGGCCAACACTATTTTGAATCTAGACCGTAGAAAACAAACATTAACAGCTGATATCCATTGCCGTCAAAGCATAGGCAGACGTAGTCAGTCAACTCACTCTTATGAAATCATAAACATGAAAGTACAGCCCAAACAAATTCTGTTAAATTCAGTATCATCTGAATTGGAGAAATGTGTAAACTCGGCTAAATATATGCAAATTAGAGGATTCTCAAATGAAACTGCAAGAACTAGCGGCCCCTCAGCCAAGTAAACAAATCGCCAAAGTATTCGAAAGCTACTTTGGTTCACGCATCAGCTTTGACCAACTTAGTCGTCGTCAAACTGCTGGCATGCTTGATCGTGTGCGAGGCCTACTGGGTGAACACCAGAACACCACGGCTCGCCACCACAGTGAAAAGAATCCCAGTTATCTCAAACTGGTAATGATGGAACAGGCTCTTCGTGGACGTCTCAAAGAAATGGACGCACCGGGTGCTGCTGGACAAGTTGATCCAGCCGCTGCTGTGGCCAAAGTCAAAGATCCCAAACTGGCTGCTGCTCTCAAGAAAAGCACTGCTGGCCAGACACTCAATCCTGATGAACAAAAAATGGTTGCCGGTGCTGCATTGATGCAGGCCGAAAGCTATCGTCGTCGTCAACTGGGACGTAGACTAACTGAAAGCGAAGTGCAACAAGCACAAGTTGTGTTGGCTGCCCAAGACATGGTTGACAAGATGCAAAGCATGCTGGAAGATGTATCTGAATTGCAATTCAAAGAACTGCCAGCCTTGGTTGATTCGATCAAGAATCAAGTTGGCATTGACCAAGCTGCACAATTCAATGGTGACGCAAGTGCTGCGCTGACTGGATTGATGCAAAATCTGCAGGCTGCAAAGCTACAAATGGATCAAGCTCTGGGTGTGGTCACAGGCACTGCACAAGCACCAGTTGATGCTGCTGCTGACGGTGCAATGGCCGGCGCCGAAATGGGTGCTGACATGGGTGCTGACCTGGGCGCCGAAATGGGCGCAGCTGATGATGTTGCTGCTGACCCAGAAGCCGAACCACCTGCAAGTGCTGGCCTGGGCCGAGCACGTAGATAATGAAAATATTTGAAGTCGACGGCGGCCTCTCAGAATTTACTCCCAAGCCCGATCAATTGATGGGCTTGGTCTCATTTCTTAACGGGCGAGCCGAAGACACTGGCAGTCAAAAACAAATCAGTCAACAAGCATTTATTAGTCTGGCCCAGAGCCTAGACATCAACGTCACTGACCAAAACGTTGCTGAATTGGTGGGACAACCCCCGCTGAGCAATTTACTGGAACCGCTGGCACCAGACTCTCAGGATCCAATTGTGTTCAAAGGTGGTGAAGCGCCTGCACCAGCCACAATGCCAGTTAACAAAGCTCAGAACATTGTGGCTGCCGCTGCCAAATCGGCAATGAAAAAAGATCGCGGCGTTTAACACCAAACTGCATTGACATTTGTCGTTAAATACCTTATAATCAAACTAAGGAAAATTTTATGGCATATTCAGAAAAAGTTGTAGACCACTACGAGAATCCCAGGAATGTGGGCAGTTTCTCCAAAGAAGACACAGATGTGGGCACAGGCATGGTAGGAGCTCCGGCTTGCGGTGATGTGATGAAACTGCAAATCAAAGTCACGGATGGAATAATCACAGATGCAAGATTTAAAACATACGGTTGCGGCAGCGCGATTGCGTCAAGTTCGCTTGTTACTGAGTGGGTCAAAGGACGTACACTTGAGCAGGCGGAAACGATCAAAAATAGCGAAATTGCTACTGAGCTTGCCCTCCCCCCTGTTAAAATTCATTGTTCAATACTTGCAGAAGATGCCATCAAAGCGGCGGTAGCTGACTACAGGGTCAAACATGATCTTGTTCACTGACACTGCTCGAAACAAAATCAAACGATTGTTAGAAAAACGCGGTGGCATAGGCATACGTCTGGCAGTAAAAACCACTGGGTGTTCAGGACTGGCTTATGTGCTAGAATACGTTGATGCACACGCTGGTGACAGCAGCACCATAAATTATGCTCAACCAGATTTTTCTGTGCTGGTGGACAAAAAACACGAAGTATATCTTGATGGCATGACTGTGGATTATGTTCGCCAAGGCCTCAATGAAGGATTTGAATTTTCAAATCCCAACGAACGTGACCGTTGTGGTTGCGGAGAAAGTTTCAGAGTTTAAATGATAGTCAACAGATACAATTACGCACCCATCAATAGAGAAACCATAGACGGCAAACGACACTACTGCTTGCCCGACGGCAGCAAGGTACCCAGTGTGACCACAATCCTGGATAGAACCAAATCAGAGGAAAAACGTCAAGTCTTGGCCAACTGGCGCAAACGAGTGGGCGAACAAAAAGCACAAGAAATTACCACAGAAGCTGCCAATCGTGGCACACGCATGCACAGCTATCTTGAGCATTACATGCTGCATGATGACATGAAGCCCTTGCCCGGAAACCCGTTTGCACATCCTTCATGGTTCATGGCAGCAGAAGTAATCATGCAGGGCCTACAGCATGTGAACGAGTGCTGGGGTGTTGAAGTGCCGTTGTATTATAGTGGGTTATATGCTGGCACCACTGACTGCTTGGGATTGTGGAAGGGCCGTCCTGCAATCATGGACTTCAAACAAACCAACCGGCCCAAAAAGCGCGAATGGATTGATGATTATTTTGTGCAGTTGGCAGCGTATGCAGCAGCACACAATGAAACCCACGGTACCACCATTGACTGCGGCGTTATTTTAATGGCCCAACAGCCCGATGTACTAGCTGATGGTAGCTTGGGCAAGCCCATATACACCGAGTACGTGATTGAGGGTGATGAATTTGCACACTGGACCAATGAGTGGATGAAGCGAGTTGAACAGTACTACGCCACACGCTAAATACAGCACAGAATCAGGATTCATATGGCAATTGTACAAGTTAGTCGCATCACAAACCGTAAAGGTCTAGCAGAAAATCTGCCGCAATTGGCCGGTGCAGAACTGGGCTGGGCTATTGACGAACGCAAATTATACATCGGCAATGGCACCCTTCAAGATGGTGCCCCGGT